CCCTAGTAGTGGTATATCGAACTCTGCGCCGTTTAGGTCGCCTAATTTTGTAAAGCTTATGTGAATGTGTTTTGTGTGCGGGTTTACGCCTTTGTATCTTCGCCATTTCCATCCTAATAACTTGGAAGCGATGTGGTGATTGTGGATGACGTAAGATATGCGTTTATCGGTTTTCGCTTCGATTCGGATTTGGTCAGCCAAATAAGCACTGATCCCTTCGGATGCACCCAAGCTAGAATCAATATCAATTGCTCTGACCCACCCAAAGGCGTCTGGATTATGATCCGATTTTCTGGCGGAATGGCGGCTATCGCCCACCCACCCATCACTGGCAGTACGCCTATCTGGAAACCAGGTATCAATTTGATCTCTTAACTGAACTCCAGCTGCGCATAATTTAGGTTTCATTTTCAATCCAGCTTAAACTAGCTTCATCCCAAGACCAAAAACCTTCGGCTGGTCTAGGTGTTGGTGCAATCCAGAACGAACCTGACCTAATCCAGGATGGATATGGTTGAGGTGTTACAAATATATCCTCATCAGGATTGTATGTGTAACCAATTCCTGCGTATGTGCCTCGTATATTATTGTTGTATGAAGTGCGCTTGCAAATTTGGCCCCTAAAATTACCGTACCAAGTTTCTGTATCTAAACCTTCAATTAACTCAGTTTCATCTTTGCCTGTAATAACCTCCGTTACTACATTATTTTCATCTAAAAATGCGTAATGTGCCATTATGCCCAACTCACATTTCCTGTGCCAGCAGTAATAGTCGCTCGTTTGTATCCACCACTTGCTGCACTTTCTGAACCAGTTAAACCTGCGCCAATTGTAATTGTTTTTGTGTCTGGATATCTAAGGATAACAATTCCTGAACCGCCGTTACCCCCTGTTGTTTCAGTGCTTTGACCTGGAGTACCAGCACCACCACCACCTGCTCCTAAATTAGCATTTCCATTTGTTCCAGTTACTTGATACGCACCGCCTGCTCCACCGCCACCAGAGCCACCCGCGCCTGCTGCTGCTTCAAGTGATAAACCGCCACCAGAACCACCGCCACCACCGCCAGCGTATGTAACAGATGAACCTGATATTGCTACTGCTACACCATTTCCGCCAGCACCAGATTGACCAGAAGTTGCATTTCCTCCTGCTACACCTGCACCACCGCCGCCAGCAGAGGCACGGCTATTTGAACTGTTACCTCCTGCAAAACCTTGATTATTAGTGCCAGAACCACCAGTTTTACTTGAACCAGTTGCTGCTGCACCACCGCCTGAACCACCAGAACTACCATTTGTATCTTGAGGCGCACCACCGCCGCCGCCAGTTGATGTAATAGTTGAAAATACTGAATTGGAACCATTAACGCCAGCAGTATTTCCACTTGAACCAGCACCACCAGCACCAACTGTTACTGTGTACGTAGTTGAAGGAGTTAACGTTAAGGCAGACTCAACGGTTCCTGGTGTACCACCGCTTGCAGTTACAGTAGAACGTAATCCGCCTGCTCCACCACCACCTGCTCCACGAGATGAAGTTGAACCACCACCACCACCACCTGCACCACCTGCAACAACTAAATAATCAACCACCAATGGTGTTGGAGGTGTTGTTGGTGCTAAATTAGCGGCTAATATATTTAACATTTATGCAATCGCTCCAACTACATACCAAGCATTAGCAGCTGTTTTGATACAGGCTGCAGATTTATATTGTGCAAGTGTTGGGGAAGCGGCAGTACCGCCAGCACTTAATACTGTTGTAGTGCCAGGGGTTACTGCGCTAATTGTGCAAGTGCCAGCACCTATATTTAAAACTGTAATAACAGTACCTACTGCAAAATTATATGTTGCATCGGTTGGTAATTTAAATGCAATAGCAGTTGCTTTATTCATTGGTATTAACTGTTGGTATTCATCACCGCTTGCAGCTGTGTAATCGGCTGTCTTAGCGGTTTGTACTGTGAAGGCTGGTAGCCCATTCCACATTGTGGAAGTTACTACATCGCCTGTTGCGCCTGGCCAGGTTGGCATCTTATCTCCTTAGTATGAAAGTACGTTTTGTCCTAAGACACCGTAATCTACGTTGCCTAGTATAAACCCATCTATGACAGGTTCTAGCGTTGTAAACACCACTCTAAAGCTATTAGGTGTAATTATGTTTGCCACGCCAAAAATTTGTAAGGTTTTCTCTAGTTTTGAGCCACCAGGCTGAGTGGTGATAACTGTGATGGGATCAAAAAAATCTAGATTAAGGGCAGCGATTATGCCTGTATTGTAATTAGGGCTGTATAGGTCAAGCTCAATAGCATCGCATCGAATGGTGGTTTCAGCACGGCTAGCCACATAAGCCCTGGCATAATCTAAAGCCACGGCATCGGTCTGCATCAACAGGTCTTGTAGGTTATATGAGTGAATAAAATACTTGTCAATACTTGCCTGGTTGCTTGCAGATTGAACGCTGCCACCAATCCTGCTTATCTGCGCTGAATTAAAGATAAGAGTGTCATCTAGTTTCCAGGCTGCATTAGTGTATGGAATGCCTGTGCCATCGTCAGCAAATACTGTAGGTGTGCCACCAATAGATGCTGTGGCAGTTAAGCGATCTTTGAATATAAATGATCCATCAAATCCGACATATATGGCTCCATACTCGGTATTGGCAACAGTCTGCATAGCTGATAAAGAAGTTCGAGCTGTGCCTGGATCTGCCTGTAATGTAGTTTGTCCTGCATCTATTTGACGCATTGTGGCTGGCCAAGCAATTTGATCTAATATATCGTTAATGCGAGTGCCTGATAAATCCCCAGCACTAGCACCTGCAACTGTTGAAATCTGAGCATTCTGAGCCAAGCGCATAGCATCTACAGCCTGGATAGTTGTATAGGCAACTTCTGTTGCATCCTTTGGCTGAGTGTTTACATAACTTGTAATAAAGCCTGAAAATAAAGGATAAGTAACATTATTGTAATTGGCAGTTATCTGCACCTTTTTCATAGGTGTTAATAATCCATAATAAGGCCCTGCTGGGTTAGTTGGATTAAAGTCTCCATTTTGATCTACTATTCGCAAAGTTAATTGGCCTGTTTGAAACTCATCAACTAAAGCATTACGGCCTATTTGGGTTTGCACGTATTGAACTCGATCTGATACATCAACAATAACTGCAACGGCATCTGCTAAGACGTTTGTACCTAACACTCCAATATCTAATTGCATAGCCTGAGCAGTGCTTGGCCCAGTAGAGAAGTTAATTATCGCATTTATTGTTGGGACAGCCATTAGGCAATACCACCTGCTGGCAATAGTTTATTACCTGACTTTAATGCCACTCGGACAGTATCGGTAATCAGCCCTTGTAATTCTTGCTCGGCAATTATAGTGCCAGCATTAACAGGCACGTTAATTACTACTGGTGCGGATGCGGCTGAGGTTGCGCCTTGATTTGTAACTCCATAAGGCACTTGTAAATCTGTGCTACCAAATGGAGCAATTTGACTAAGGGCACGCCCAGTCATCGCTCCAGTAGCGGTAAATAGTGCAGGGCTTGATGATAAACGATTTAGAGCGGCTGCAGCATTATCGGTAGCCACTGTTAATTGATCTGTAGCTCTTTTAGCTTCTAATTCAGCATTGTATTTCTTAGCCAAAGCTTCATTGTTGTCTAATATGGCTAACTGTGCTCTTAAGCGTAATTTAGTTTCTTCATCGGTTGCTTGATTAAGTGCCAGGGTTAAACCGATTCGCTCCACATCAAACTTATCTTTGAGTTTGTCTATTTCTGTGCGTGCCTTATTTGATGCAGTAATAATGTTATATTCTTCTTTTTTAGCTGTAGTTAATTTCTTTTGCAGTATTAAATCAGCTCTAGGATTGCCAGCACCATAAGTAAAGTTAGAGGTAGATTTAGAGGTCTTGCCAATATCATATGCAATAAGCCCTGCAGTACCTAATATAAGTTGCTTTTTGCCTAGTGTTAATAATGCTGTAATAGCCAGCAAGAACTTGCCAACATCACTGTCTATAATTTGTTTAACTTGACCTATCAACTCGCCCATACCCTTGGCGGTGTTAGCAATAGCGTTAGCAAAACCATTCATAGAGTTGGTTGCCTGATCGATTGAACTGTCTTTGCCAATAGCTGTTAAAGCATCTACTAAGCCTTTACCTATAATTTCTGAAGCATTAGCGGCTGACACTTTTAATAAGTCGATCTTGCCAGCATAAGTGCTTAATCTTGCTTGTGCTTGACCTGCAAACTTTTTGTCAAGTGCAGCCATAATCTTGTTCATATCACCACTGGCTATTGTGGCCTTATCTAATCCAGTGCCTAATCTCTGTAATGCTGTGGTTGTGCCTGTGGCGCCCTTAGCGATAGCAGCTACAACACTTGCTAAATCCTTGCCTGTGCCAGCGCTAACATTTATTGCAGTTTGTAATGCTTGCTGGCTAAGAGTTACCGATCCAGTAGCGTTTAATAAAGTCTGGAATGCTGGGCGTAATTGATCGTCTAATATGCCATATAAACTTTGTAGGCTAGCGATATAATCTTCAACTTCGGATACCCTAAATGCGTTGCCTGTGTTTTCTAGCTGAACCGCAAGTGATTTAGCCGCCTTCTCGTCAGCTGCAAATGCGTTAATTGATCTTTTGGCAAATGCTGTTATTGCTGTGACAGCAAATACCCTATTAAATGTTTTGCCTAGTTTTTGCGCTTGTTTATCAAAGGCTGATAACTCTTTTTGACCTTTTTTAAGTGCTTTACCATTAAAGGTGGCAATAGCGGAGACAACTACATTGGCCATTATGCTGCCTTCTTAATCTCGGTGGCTTTGTTAAAATGTATAGCGGTAGCGTTGATTGCTTTAACAATTGCATCATAAACTTTAGGGCTATCCTGCGCCCAGGCTTTGTAAATTAAACGGCCTTTAGTCTTACGCCCACCGCCACGCACGCCTTTTATTTTTGGTTGTGATGTAAGTGCAGGCATTGAAGTCACAAATTGATACCCCGCAAATGGGTTATTTGATGCGTATTCTCTGGTGGATTTGTTGTATGTATATTCACGTGCTCTAACCTTGCCTTCAAAACCCTGTACTGCACCAAAGGTTGTATTAGGTCGGCTCGGATCAATCTGTTGAAATGGTGCTCTGCCTTGCGGATTTTTACGGCCTGCAGTCTCATATATGCGACCAGCTGCGCTTACGTTGTAAACATAATTACTAACCTTAAAACCATTTTTCTGTGTTTTATTTTCGCCTGCATTATATCCAATGCCTGCTTTAACTACACTGGCATCATATTTGGGAAATGGTTTATAATTGATTGTTGGGTTTATAGCTTTAGACCAACCTGACAGCACTTCTCCATTGCCAGGAACAAATGTTTTAGCTTTATCTGATACGCCACGCATTAACGGGTCAATGGCTGCCCTAATGCGTTGGCGCATATCTTCATCAATAAACTCTAAGCCTTTTAGGACATCTTTAACGCCTACGACCTCGACTGGCATTTCTGATCTCCTTAGCTCTATCGGTTAGGACTTGTACGATTGCTCGATACATTTCCGTATCCATATCAATAAACTCGCTAGGCGGTATCCCAGTCTCTACGCTCAGCTGTGCGATGCTGTAAAGTATTGAAGACCGCTCTATTATTT